TGGCTAATAGTAATAATGGTAATAATGCTAATGGTAATGGTAATAATGGTAATAATAATAATGGTAATAATAATAATGGTAATAATGGTATGATTGGAGGAAATGCTGTAAATATTCGTAATGCAATTAGAAATACGAGAAATAATGAATATATTACAAGTGAAATAGATGATAAAAAGTTTTTTAATAATAGTATTACAAGTACTGATAATAAAAAAACACATAAAAATGAAATAAGAGGGGGTAGTATGACAAGTGATACTAATCATAAAATTTTAAATATCATTAACAATCAAAATTTGAAATTATCAGAGTCGAATGATATAGTTAAACAATTTATTGAATTATCGCCGCAAAATAAACATAAATCAAGAAATGATAGGAAATCAAAGGAAAGCGAATCTTCATCTGTATTAAAACAAATAATTCACGAATCATTAAATGTACATACAAATCAAACAGCGTCAATAGGTTTAAACAGCCAAGTTAGAAATAAAGTATTAAAACAATTAGATTCTGATACAGAAACAGTCATATCGTATAATCCAGCTGAAAAATTTCAAGATATTTTTTCTAATAGTGAAATTAGAAAAGATACTGTAAATACCAGTGATAAAAAAGAAAAAGAAACTAAAACTAGAGATAAATTCTTTAATAATTATTTAAATATTTAATTTAGGAGAATAAGAAGGTAATGTAATATCTAATAAAGCATACGAAATAGCAACAACAAAAGAAATCATTAATATATCCATTTGCAACAATGTCGTTGTAGGAATATATTTAATAGCTAACATTGTTATTAACCCAATTAATATATATTTAAGTATAACCATTATAATCAATTTAGATTTTTATATTATAATTAAAATCTAAAATGATTATAATGATTATATGGTTTATTACTATAATTAGTATTTTAGTAATATATTGGTTTCAGTATCCATATATTAAAAATAAAGATAATGAACATAAATATAAATATATAAATTTTTTCAATCATATTAAAATTCCATTATTTGTTTCATGTGTAATTATATTAATATATATAATATCAAGCTGTACCAAAAAACAAGATTTAGCAATTGATTTAATGCCGTTAAATTTCTAATTGTATTTAATGGCAACAAGAGATATAAATTATGGAGGACATTCGTTAAAAATTAAAAGATTTGATATTAAATCAATGCCCGATAATGTAACTATTGCGATGATTGCTAAAAGAGCTTCTGGTAAAAGTTATTTAACAAAAGAAATACTGTTTCATAAAAGAGATATACCGTTAACTGTCGCAATTAGTAAAACAGAGAAACTGAATAGATTTTATGCTGATTTTATTCCAGATATATATATATTTGATGAATATGATAATCTTATATTAAATAAAATATACAAGCGCCAGTCTTTAATGAATGAAGACAATCAAAATAAAGTAAAAGAAGGTAAAAAAATTAAAGACCCAAGAACTATGCTTATAATGGACGATTGTATGAGTTCAAAAGGTTCGTGGGTTAAAGAACAACCTATATCAGAGTTATTTTTTAATGGGAGACATCATAATTTATCTTTCATTTTAACAATGCAGTTTCCATTAGGTATTCCTCCTGAAATGAGAAGTAATTTTGATTATATATTTTTACTTGCTGATGATTTTATTTCAAATAGAAAAAGACTATATGACCACTACGCTGGAATGTTTCCTGATTTTAATACATTTCAACAAGTATTTTTAGATTTAACTGAAAATTACGGTTGTATGGTAATTAATAATAGAGTTCATTCTAAAGATATTACTGAAAAAGTATTTTGGTATCGAGCAAAAGAAGTACCAAATTTTACAATGGGTTCTAAACTTTATAAAAAATTCCATGCTAAAAAATATGATAAAGATTGGAATAAGAAAGTAGAAGTGTACGACCCTTCCATGATGTTATCTAAAAAGAAACAAGAAACTAAATTCACAATTGAAAAAGTTAAATAAATTAAAATAATTTTTAATAAAAATTATTTTATAAAGTTAATAAATTTGTTTGAAATAATTCTAAACTAGTTTCTTCAAATTATCCTCACTATCTTGTAATTCTTTCTTTTTTAACTCCATTTTTTTAATCTGTTCATCAATTGCTTCCAAGGAAGTAGCAAGAGTTTTCATTTCATCTTCATTCTGGGCTTTAGTTAATTTACTAGTCACCTCGTCCTTATTAAGTTGCTTTTGTACCAAGTTATCATTAATATTCTCAATCATTTTTTCATTCTTTCTGATTTCATGAAAGATTTTAGCTTTCTCTTGCGTGTCCTTATGACCTTTCATCAATTCATTTAATTGTTCGTTGCTGTATTCAGAATCTTTAACAGCTTCTGAATTTGGATTAGGATCAAACGGTAACCACTTTCCTCCTTCCCCAACAAATACATTATGATATTGGTCTAGTTGTTGTATTGCTTTAGCTTGAGCACAAGCTTCTTCGTATGTATCATAAGCTCCTCCAAACCTAATTCCAGTAATTGTTGAGTTGTTAGTAGGAACGTCTTTATTAGTTAAAAATGACAAACAAATAAATTTTTGATTATCAGGAAGATTAGATAAAACATTAAGATGACTCATTATTAATATTAATATTTATAAAGTTTTAAATAGTTTAGAATTATAAAATATAATATTTTTGGAAATATAAATTATTTGGTCAAGTGGTAGGATAGAATTCCCATTTTAGATATTTACAAAATTTACTCCAAATAATATCTTGTTCCATTAATTTTTGTGGTTGTAACATTGGAAAATAACAAAGCAAGCTATCTTTTTCTAATAGTTCGCTAAATTTATATAACACATATGGATATGATAAAAAATTTTTACGATTAGGTGGTTTGAATAATTCCCATGGTTCTTGTATAATAGTAAACATTTCTATAAATTTTTCTTCAGTAACTCTATCTATTTTAGGTGGCATTATACCTGTAATTTTATTAATAATAAATGGTATATGTTCATATAATTTATTATATCCTAATTTCTTTAAAATATCTTGCATTTTATGTCGATTTATTACCAATATATCAATGTTCTTATATTTATTTAATTCACTAACAATTGTTTCATAAATTTCATCTGGTATTTCAGTTGTTTCTTTTGCTTGAAGTTGATTTAACCATTCTTTAAAATGATTAATACGTCTATAAGGAGAGTACTCTTTTATTTTAGTATCATCGTCGATTATAACAAACTCACTATCACCGCACTCAGGACAAATATAGGAAGAATCATATTGGTCTAGTGTTTTTTCAACATTACAATAATTACAATATTTAATTCTATTAGTTCCATCATCTTTATGAACTCGAATACCTTCAACTCTTTGACAAAAACGTTCAAATAAATCAGCTTTAGTATTTATAGTTTTTTTATTTTTGTTTTCAGGTGATAGATATTCAAGTATATTTTTAATTTCTACTATTGGTTTAGTATTTCGAATATCATAATACTCAGTTAATAAATCGCCAGTTAAATCATAATAATTTATCTCATCCATATTATTTGTAATAATATCTATATCATGTTCTATTTTGCTTTTATTATTTAATAATTCACTACGTTTTTCTAAATCTATTGGTTGATTTTTATCTCGTAATATTTCAAGTCGATGTAAATCATCGTTTATTTTAGCAAGAGTGTGTTGATTTTTATCAAGTGATATTTTCTTATTTTCAATTTGTTTAATTTTTTGTCTATGCTTAATTTCAAGTGTATTAGAGTCTTTCATGTTTGTATTATGTTTAATTTGTTTTTTTATTCTAAAATTAGACATATATATAAAATCATTATATTAACTTTAAATAATATCTAAATAAATATTATCCAAAAATATAAGCACTATTAAGGTCTATATTTTTATTATATACAACTGTCTTAATATTTGTATATAAACGAATAGTCTAAAAAAATATTCTAAAAAATATTCTAAAAAATATTCTAAAAAATATTCTAAAAAATATTCTAAAAAATATTCTAAAAAAATATTCTAAAAAAATATTCTAAAAAAATATTCTAAAAAAATATTCTAAAAAAAATATTCTAAAAAATTAAATATTTTAAAAAATTTAAATAAAAATACATTTATTATTTAAATTTTTTTTCTAAATGTTGTTATATAATGGCTGGAGCTCTTATGCAACTCGTCGCTTATGGTGCGCAAGATGTTTATCTTACTGCTGAACCAACAATCACTTTTTGGAAGGCTGTATACCGTCGTCATACTAACTTTGCCATGGAATCCATGGAACAAACTCTTAATGGCTCTGCCAACTGGAGCAACAAGGTTGTATGCCGCGTTTCTCGTAATGGAGATTTGATGGGTCGTACGTATGTTCGTGCTACTCTTCCAGCGTTGTCCCCATCTGATAACTGGTGCAATCGCGTTGGTTTTCGTCTTTTGAAAGCAGTCGAACTCCGTGTTGGTGGTCAAATGATTGACAGACACTATTCCACCTGGATGCACATCTGGACTGAATTGACCCACACTACTGACCAAAAGAATTTGCTCACCAAGTTAGTTGGTCCAACTACAACTGATGGTGCTGTCCAAGACTCTTATGGAACTTCGGGTGAAGTTACATTGAACATCCCCCTTCAATTTGCTTTCTGCCGTCACCCCGGTCTTGCTCTTCCTTTGATTGCTCTTCAATACCATGAAGTTGAAATCCAAATTGAATTTGAATCTTTGAATAACTGCACATCTGATGGTGCAAACCCCGCCACTGGTGTTGTTGCTCTTACCAACGTTTCTCTCTGGGTTGATTACATCTTCCTTGATACCGAAGAACGCAAGGAATTTGCCCAAAAGCCCCACGAATATTTGATTGAAACCGTTCAGACCCAAGAATCCTCAGCTGTCAACGGTGCTAACAGTGTCCGTTTAACATTCAATCACCCCACCAAGTTTATCTCTTGGGTTATTCGCGATGGTACCCCTCGTGACATCTTTACCGATTTCACTAAAACTGGTTATATTACCACCTCCACTGTCACTAATGCTAAACTCAAGCTCAACGGTCAAGACCGTTTTGCTACACGCACTTCTGACTACTTTAACTATGTTCAACCTTACCAACACTTTACCGGCAAGCCCGATCTTGGTATCAACGTTTACTCGTTCTCCATTAAACCCGAAGAACATCAGCCATCTGGTTCCTGCAACTTGTCTCGTATTGATAACGTCAATCTTGACTTTACTGGAAACGTCGCTGGTACTGCTACCTTGACCGTTAACGCTTTCAGCTACAACGTCTTCCGTGTCGCTTCTGGTATGGGAGGTTTAGCATATTCAAATTAAGCAGAGGGTGTTTAAAATTGAAATTTGTATTTAAAGAATTATTTTATACTAGTATTAATGAGTACTAGTATGAAATTAAAAAAAATAGCTGAATCAACAGCTGTATATTTCCCACCTTCTAAAATATATTTTATAATAGATGATAATCATTTATGTAAAATCTTTAATAATAATGTAAAATGGTATTACGATGAAAGTTCGACTTTCCCATATTATATCAATACATATAATTCAAGTAAAATTAATTCAAAAAAAATTAATTTAATTGATTTCTTATACGGAAAAAATAATAATATTAAATTTAAAAATATATATTCGGAATATTATGATTTACGAATTAATAATGTATTAATAGATATACAAAAACACAAATATAATGATATAATATGTAAAAAATACAAGGTGATTGAATACATTCAAGGTCATTTTAAACAAGATATAATAATTAATCCATGCTGGAAGATACAAGAAGAATCGGTATATTATTTAATGTATTGTCATAAAGATTATCTTGTCAAGTTAACTGAATCACAGTATAATGAATTAAAACAATATGAATCCACTTTAGATTATAGAGTAGCGTGGATATTTGCTTTCATGCGAAGTCCTTTTATAATTAGTTGTAATGATAATAATCAAATTAAATTACATCATATTATAAAATCATTTAATTATAAATCATTAATTAATTTAGAATTATTATTACCATCAAAAGAAACACATGATTTATTATCAAAAGACATTATTGTAAAAAAGAAATATAATGTAATAAATATAATAAATGGTCATGTTAAAAAAACTGGTCAAGATGCTGGAAAAGAAAAGAATAGGATATGGGAAATAGAAGAGTTTGAAAATACATATAGTTTAATGTATTGCGAACCAGATGCTTTTATTAAATTATGTAAAGAATCATATAAAAAAATATTAAATTTTGAAAAAAGTCATAATAATTCCAATAAAATAACATGGTTTAAAATGACTAATGGTTATATTGCTTGTACATTTGAAAATGATAAACAATTATACATGCATCAAATAATTATGGATTGTTATGGCAACGGTAAAGGAACTAAAAATATATCGGTTGACCATATTGACCAAGACCCTACTAATAATATGTTATCTAATTTAAGAATTGCGACCAGAGAAGAACAGGAGCAGAATAGTAAAGGTATAATAGAAGGTACTAAACGTGCTCGAAAACATAACGCTAAACCTTTGCCAGAAGGATTAACTCAAGAGATGATGCCAAAATATGTTGTATATTATAATGAATGTTATAACAAAGCAGCCCAATTATATAGAGAGTTTTTCAAAATTGAGAAACATCCGCAGTTAGATAAAACATGGGTATCAAGTAAATCAAATAAAGTAGATTTGATGACGAAATTAGAAAGCGTAAAGAATATACTGGCAAGTTTGTAAGTACTATTAATAAAAAAAATTTAGATTTTTTTTATTAACTATTATATATGTCTCAAGACAATTTTTATAAAAAGTATCTTAAATATAAAGCAAAATATTTAAAATTAAAAAATAGTGTAGAAAAAAATATTGTATACGACAATTATAAGTTTTGGAGACAAAATATTTAAAATAACTTCAAATTATCACATCAACAAATTCATCACTTCATGTCTGCTATGAGCCAGGGCGCTTCATCGAAGATGAAGAGTATGAGTGAAGAATGTTTCGATGATATTAAAGAGCTTTGCTCTTTAATATTATCATAAGGCTCAAGAATCAAAAACATAGTTTTTGTTTTCTTGACGTTTCACACGCTTCATCTTCGATGAAGACTAGTGTGAACCGTATCGAATAATTCATACTGAATTATTTTCTCCTACTCATCAAAGCATGCTTTGATTAATGATTTGACTACGTCAAATCACATACCTCAACTCCTAGTTTTAAACATATGAATCATATATATTTTTTTATTTCAGACATGTATTTCACTCAGATTAGTTAATTCACGAAGTGAACTACCTAATGGAAGATTATAAGAACTTAAATATAAAGATTTTAATTTAGTTAATTTATCAAGAGAATTATCTAATTTTATATTATAAGATTTTAAATATAATCCTCTTAATTCAGTTAATTTATCAAGTGAATTATCTAATGGAAGATTATAAGAATTTAAATGTAATACTCTTAAATTAGTTAATTTATCAAGTGAATTACCTAATTGACTATTATAAGA